TACTACAGTTCCAGTTGCGCTTTTTAATACATTTCTAAAATCTTGTGCCATATTTTTTCCTTTTCTATAACGCTACCGCCATTGCTAATGCAAATCCGGCGCTTGCTGCTCCTATTGGTACAGGAGGTGTTGAAGCATCTAAATAAATAGCTTTACTTGCTGGCAGTGTACAAAATACATCTTTAGTTCCAGCAGAAAGAGTAATTGGAGAAGTATTGCCGTCGGAATTATCAATGACTGTTGTTCGAGCTAAATTAGCGCTCGTTGCATCTAAAGTTCCTAATCCAACTTCCCATTCAGCAGTTCCCTGATTATGAATTGCATAGTAAGTTGTATTATTATTTCCAATTCCTGTTGCAAAAGTTATAAAACCAGTTGCCACTGTTCCAAGTGCAATCGTACCTGTACCAGTAGTCGTACTAGTTACTTTTACTCTATCATTTATTACTAACGCCATTTTTTAGTTCTCCTATAATTACGATGTTATACTTAATAACGCATCTGCACCAGAAGGTGATCCAGAAGTCGGTGAAGGGAATGTTACTGTGAACGTCCCATTAGAACAAGATTTTGTTCCACTGAAATCTAGAATAACAACTAATTTATTAGTGTCAGATGAATTATAAATAGTTCCAAACGCTGCACTAAAAGTTGCGGGTGTTGGACTTCCCCAAACACTATCCGTAAAATCAACTGTTGCAATATCTGCAACATTTGAAACCGCATTACCTGCTAATGTATTACCACCTGCTGAATATTCTGTTCCTGTTGTTTCACTTGTAACAACATAAACTGTACTCGCAGTAGTATATGGGTTCGCAGTATAAAGTGCTAACTTAAATGTATCCGATGCAAAATTGTGATTTGCGCTCAACAACTCTACAGGGAACTGATAAGGTACTATATTTGCCATATTTTTATCTCCTATTTATTTCCATAACTTGATGGTGGTTTAACGTTGAGTTGAGCACGAACTTCCCCATCTTGATATTCGTCTCTGCGTCTTTGACCAAGTTGCTCGATCGAGTACGATTCTAAAGCTTCGTTAAAAGCTTGAGTGTAGTATTGTAGCATATCTTGAGGACCTTTCAAGTACCCATATGCATTTACTAGAGATGCATATAAAATCAGATCCGCATATTTATTCGACAAATATGTTCCTGCTGTGTCCGTTGTAATACTTGTTGGTTCTTTATCATAACAAAGCGTAATTGCATAAGTTTTATCAGGAGTAGGTGCTACTACCCAATAAGTTTCGTCCCAATTTGCATAATATTTTGGAATATCAACAGCTGCAGTACCTGGTGTTGAGTAATATTCAGCCATAAAAGAAGTGTCTCTTTGCTCTAAATAATATTGATTTCCTGCTGCATCTTCTAATTGAGCATATCGGATCGCTCTCAGATCGCCAGGAATAGTTACATATCTATTTCCACTCACTAAGTTTGATGTGGCATAATAAACATTTTGATCTGTATCAATTGTTCTTAAAATTTTATTTTCTGCGTTTTGAATAATTCTAGATAAAACAGAATCTGAAAGTACATTACTTCCAACTTCTGTATAGTTTCTAATATCGTCTCTTAAATTTGTTAAGCTATATGCCATTATCCGTTAACCACCTTTAATGTTACAGGACCCGCGGAACAGTTATTAAAACCCCCTTGGACATTGCCTGTTGTGGCAGTACTAGTGCTTGTTATATAAAAATAATTTATTGGATCTGTTAAAACATCAGATGTAGTTGCTCCTGTAACATTTCCTGCTGAATCAATTTGACCTAAAGCGATTGTAAAACCATTTGCATTATTTAAATCACTTACATTATCAAATGTAGGTATGTTTGCAAAAGCTTGTAAATTAGTAGCATCCGCTCCGCCACTTCCACTTGCTATTACTTGAGCGGGTCCTCTTAATCTAACAATATCTCCCGCTGATCTTTGATGATCCAGTGAATAAACATTTACATAAGTAGTACCAAGATAAATAATCGTTGTAAACGGATTGGGATCTAATAAAATTAAACTAACGGCTGACGCAGGTTGTGGTCTTGGATTCCATAAAGCCTGTGGATCCGAGCCTACAGGTTTTGGTTCTAATTGTGGTTGCTTAGGTTCATACTCTGAAGTGTGAACTAAAAATCCATTCCATTCTCTAACCATTTCTGTGTAAGGAAATCTTAATCCTGATCTATCAGAAATAGCCCAAGATCTTTTACCCGATGCAAATCCAGCCATTATACTCCATCTCCATAAAATGTTTGTGGTGAAATGAAAGTAGATGTACCTTGGTTATCAGCATCTAGTGCTCTTAGTAATTCACTTTCATATCTTCTTTCCAATTCTTGACTCATATCTGGTGAAAATTTTAAACTTAAATAATAAGCTAGACCAGACATCATACAAGGATAGAATCTGTTAACAACATCAGAGGTATAATTATAAGCCCCAACGTCTTCAATTTTTGCTAAATAATAAAAACAAAATTGATAACTACTGGGTGTACTTGTGCTTGATACACTTGAACTTGGTGTTGTATATAAAAAAATACTTGGGTTTAATTTTCTCTGTACATAATATTGTGAGGGAGTTCCTTTTGCTAATTTATTTGGTGTTGCACTATATGCCGATCTACTAATTTGAGTTAAAGCAATATCGGACGGAGTGGCTGGAGTTGAATTATTTCTGTAAAAAGCTTCTAGCATTGTACTCATATCAAGTGGAAAATTTTCTGAATCAGAAGCATAACTATATTCTGCTTGTCCTTCCACTAAAGGAATTTTTGCAAGCTTAACTTTCCATAAATGAACACCTCTATTGCCCCATTCTTGAAACATTATGTTTAACGAACGTCTTGCTGATCTTAACATATAACCAGTTTGAGTTCCTCTAACCCCTGTTCTTTCAAAGGCTTCTTGAATAATATCGTCGATTTGTGGATTGAATTCTGTAGTCTGCGAAGTAGGTGCAATAGTTTGTGCACTATTACCCATTCCAGAAGTTCCTACGCCACCACCATCATAGTAAAATAAAAGAGGAGCGCCTACAGTTCTAACCGGAGCGACAACAATTGTAGTTTTAGCTCCCGCACTGCCCGGTGTTCCTGTTTCGGTAACTCCAGTAGTATATTTTAATCCGCCTGTTGTAAAAGTTCCGTTTGTAGTAGTTGAAAAAGCTACTAAATAACCTGTACAAGTAGAATCAGCTTGATCAAAAATATACGTATTCCCTTCTTGTAAATACAAGACAGGACTCACGTCCCCATTAATAAAAAATTTAGGGTTACTGGCGCTAAAGGCATTAGTGCCACTCGCGACAGTGACCGTGTAAGTAATAGTCGCCATTTATGTCCTTATGTGTATATAATAGTTACACCAGGAGTAGCTGTTAAATCAACATACACTCCTTCTTCAAATAAAATTCCTGAACCCGGTACATAAACAGATAATCCATCTACATCAAATAAAAATGTAGCCAGTGTTGTTCCTGTTGAACCACCAGTTTTTAAAATAACACTACCACTTGTTACACCTTGTGCTTGAACATAAGTTACTCTAGCTCTTTGTGTAGTAGGTACTACTTGTGCATCTACTGCTGTATGGGCTACCTGTTGATCGCTTGAAAAAGATCCGCCGCCTGCCATAATTTTTCTCCTTTAAAATTTAGTGCTCCCGAAGGAGCACTATTAATTATTTATTAAACTAAATTATTATTTTGTTGGTACAAAACAGTAGCTCTAATTTCGCCATCTGTAGTAGCACCAGTACTCGTCCACGTCAGTTTTAGGTCTGCAGTTCCTACGTCAGCCCAAGCTAATGCTCCACCAGCTTCTGTTGTTGGATATGCTCTTCCAGCTCCTGAAGCGATTGTCACTGAATAGTCATTGATCAAAGTTTTGTTTCCACCGACTGTGTCTCCAATACTGAAAACTGCAGTAGCACCAGCCATTACAGTAACTTTATCAAGTACTATATCAATGATTTGTGAGTTAGCTGGAATAACGACAGTAGTTGTATTTGCAGTAGAAGCTCCACTATCAAGTGTAGCGCCTGTTGAAAACGTTTGTGCCATTACCACTTGTCCTGTGTTTTTAATATCAGATCCAAGTGTTGTACCAG